GACGGATTCCGTTTCCGTTTCCGTTCCGAAATGAGAATGGTTCTTATTTGCGATAGCTTTTCCGTTCCGTCCCTCAGTGCTGAGGAACGTATAGGAACGTACCACTGCTGCCAAAGGAACGAACCAAGGCCACGGGCTTTGCTGAAACGATTTTGGAGCGACACGGAGGCAGAGGGGAGGCAGGGGGGGCCATCCCCATTATGTACACTCAGAGTTACGGGAGGGGAGGGGGTGCGTCCCCAATTCGTACATTGACAGTTCTTGGGGGGCTTACATTTCATTCCTGAGTACGCTTCCTTTAACGCCCCATATAATACTTATTGTGGTGCAAAGAGTGGAACCAAATTGCGTTCGTAAATGAGTGATTGTAAGGAGCGTGTATGCCTAAATGGGCTTCTTAAAAAAGATAATATTTTGTCTATTTTTGTAGCGTTCCATTGCGTAATAAGTAATTATTTTGTTACTTTGCTCCATGAAGAAGAAAAAAGGGAAGAATGACGTAAGTATTCCCAGTCCTTTTACGTCCCGGTATGAGTTTTTCTATATGGACAAGGATAGGGGGGCTATTAAGGTGGACGTGTCTGCTTCGTGCCGGATATACGTTGATGCTGTGTTTAATGAGGACAGGAACAATTTGTCGTTAAGGAGTAAGGAGATGCTTCTGTGGATAATTGGGAGGCTCAGGAGTGGAGAGGATGTGGTTCGCATTCATCCTGAGAATTACATGGCGTTATTTGACATTGCCAGTCCGTCCACGGTGAGAAAGGCTATACAGGGATTGATTAAAGCCGACATTATAGCCAAGACAGATGTTCGCAATGTGTATTTTATTAACGCCAATTATTTATTCCGGGGGAGTAGAATACGCAAATGGCCTGAACATAGCCGTCCCTACGTTTACGCAAGGGATAAAAGAAACGAGGAAGAGATACATAACGACACAAGCGAAAGTTTGCCTTTTTAATTATTTTCGCACTATGGAAACAAATTACGCCCTTTGCTCGAACAAGGAATGTCCAAACAGGCTAATGTGCTTGCGTTATTTCATGTTCAAGAGTGAGTTGTATGACGCAACAGACGAAGTGGTGGAATTTGAGCCTGATGACGAGGGGGAATGTCAGCATTTCCTTCCTTTCCTCCAGGAGAACGAAATGGACAACACAAGCGAAGGCGAAGAATAATATGGAGAATAAGCAGACCGCAGTGGAGTGGCTTTACGAGAAGATGCTCAAAGATGATGTTTCCTTCTATGACTATGTTACTGCAATGAATATGCACCGTGATGAAATTATAAATGCTTTCAATGAAGGCCATGTTAAAGCGCCAATGATAAATGGTGAAAAATTTTATGACCAAACCTATGGAGAAAAAGAAAACTGCCACCCAATGGATTATTGAAGCGTTAAGCCTTCACCTAATCCCTGACCAAAAGGTTCAATTTGAAGGTTTATTCCAACAAGCCCTTGAAATGGAAAAAGACCAAATCATTGAAGCCCACGATGCCGCTTACATTGCCATGAATCTTGCGTTCCGGGGCTTTGATAGGAGTGTAGAGTATTATGAGGCCACTTATGGCAAATAGGAATAACGTGAGAGCGCAAAAGAAGCGCAATTATTTGTTAGGGAGTGTACAGCCCAACCATAAAGAGAAGCAAGAAATATGAGGGTTCGATTCCCTCTCTCACGGCAAAAAACAACACCTCGTTGCCATCAACAAGTGTAAACAATTAAGAAATGGAAGTGATAATCAAATTTAACAATCAGGACGGAGAGGAAGACTACCTCACGGCCTTGAACGGATGGAAGTATAAGCTCGTCCTGTTCGACCTAATGAACTTATTACGGAGCTACGAAAAGGGGTGGAGCAACGAAGAGTTCAGTACAGACATGGTGAGACAATTCATTATTGACAAATTAGAAAAACACACAATTAATTTATAACATGGGAAATTTAAGACAAAACATGACAGACGAAGAATGGAACTCAATGGGGCTTGCAATGGGCCTGGTTCCTAATAATTCCACAGGGAATCGGCTGTGGGAAACTATTCCTGCTACGGGCGACCCTAATCCACTTGCAACATTAAAATGGGACAAGTCGGGCCAAACTGATAAAGAATCAGTAGTGGAACATCCAGCTCACTACGGGGGAGAAGACAATCCCTACGAGGCCATTAAAATCATTGAGGCTTACAACATGGACTTTGCCACAGGGAATGTCATAAAATACTTGTTACGCTACAAGAAGAAGAACGGCATAGAGGACTTATGGAAGGCCCATTGGTATTTGACAAGGCTCATAAAGCAACAGGAAGAGAAAATATGAGCATATTATTGTTACAATTCCGAAATTTGCTGTTAGAATGGCTTCAAAATGAGGAACGGCAACATGACAGAAAGAGCAATTAAAAAACTTGAAAACGAAATTGTCCTTCTCCAGGACGAACAAACAGCTCTTTTGAGGCGTAAATGGCAATTGGAGGATGAGGTGAGGAAACAAAAGGAACGCATTAAGGAGCTTGAAATGGACAACATGGAGGAGAAAGAGAGGAAAGGGGCATGGAGAAAAGCTGCTGCTCTTTTGCTTGCCTTGTGGACATTATTCCTCTCCATGTTCCACATAGAAAGGAAATAGGGGTACATTTGCATAAGGTTTAAGAAAAATATTTCATTTTGCTTTGCATAATAATTGGAAAAACGGGTGCTTATAGTGTCCGTTTTTTTTATTTATTTTTGTGTTTCAATACATTGCAATGAACAAAGCCTCATTAGCCCGTGAATATAGGGACAAGTATGGCAGTGAAATGCCCACAAAAAAGCTCGCCCGTATTATGTATTCTGAACACCCGCTCCTTTTCTCACATTTAGAAGATGCAAGAAATACGCTTCGCTACATTGAGGGGAAATTGTCGCATAAACAAGTAAAGTCGGTGAAGGACTCTCCATATTTCATGGACACGCCTCGCCCCTTCAATCCCTATTCCCTCCCGGCAAGTGATGAGAAGGAATACACTCCACACGTTATAGAGGGGCCGCAGCGAATTGCGGCCCTTTTTGATGTACATTGTCCCTATCACAGCATAGAAGCTCTCACAGCGGCTCTGGAGTGGCTTAGTGAGCATAAGCCTACAATTCTCCTGATAGGAGGAGACTTCTTTGATTTTTATGGCCTCTCACGCTTTATGAAAGACCCCGACAAGCGTTCCCCTGCCGAAGAGATACGAATAGGCGTGGAATTGCTCAAGGCGTTATTCACGGCCTTACAGCCCAAGAACGTGATATTTAAAATGGGGAACCATGATGAAAGGTTTGAACACTTCCTATGGCAGAAGATGGGTGAGATGAGTGGCCTTCAGGACCTAGAGGAGCTAAAGGAAATCACCCTTGAAAACATCTTGAAGAAACGGCTTGGGCATGAGTTCCCTCTTGACTTCGTTGGGGAGAAGAGAATCATTAAGGCAGGCAGTTTGAACATAGCTCATGGGCATGAGTTTCCTTCGGGGATAGCGTCTCCAGTGAACGTGGCAAGGGGATTGTATCTCCGGGCTAAAGCCAATGCCATCTGCGGACATTTCCATAAAAATTCGGAGCATTCCGAAACGGACATTAACGGCCACATGATTACAACGTGGTCCGTGGGATGCTTGTGCGACCTCCATCCCCTCTATATGCCCATTAATTCCTGGAATCACGGAGTTGCCCTCATTACGCTTGATGAGGGGGGTAATGTGGATGTCAAGAACAAACGAATAAAGAACGGCAGGATTATGTAACTTTGCGTTATGGCACAGAATACAGATTTTGGGTTTATGAGGCCGGAAGATGAAGACGGTAAAAAGCCCACAGTTTTTTGGAGGAATAAACAAGAGCCTTCTTTTGGTCAAAAAGCTGCACAGTTTTTTCCTAATTTAATTGACAGAATCCGTCAAAATCGGATGAATAAATTGTATCAGCAAGGAGAACAAATTCAAGGCATAAATAAAAGCAACAGTGATATTGAGGTAAGTCTTCCTAAAAGTTTTAACAAGGACTATTTGCAATATATGAAAGAACCAGGCTTTGTTGAAAGACTTGGTAGAGAAATGAATGGGCCGAGTTATCGTTATGGAAGCAATCCCCAAAAAGATGCTGAAATACAAAGCCGATACAATGAAATGATTGACAATGTGAAAGGAACTCGCTCAAGCATTATCAATCGTGGATTTACCGGAGAAGGCGGACATTATGACCAACAGGGTAAAATAGTTTTTGCTGATAGCGGGATGGCTCAAAGAACTCCTGTTAAGTTCCATGAATATTCTCATGCTATGGTTCCTCAAGAGAAATATGGACGAGAGTTTTATGAAATGATTCCAGGTTCAGAGCCTAATGTTGCAAAGCAAAAAATGGCGGAACAACAAGCCAAACTTGGTCAAATAAGGGGACTTGTTGGTCAAAATATGGAATTAGCTGGTATAAGACCTGCTGTAAATCAAGGCCCAGATGAAGATTATTACATCAGAAGAGCATTTCAAGAGCCTGAAAAATATGGTAGTTTTATAAACAATGAACAATTGTTAAAATACTACAACGCACTTCCAGAAGATAAAAGGTCAATACAATACAATCCTAAAGATTATCAAGGACTTGGGGATTCAATGAAACGATATTCAGGAGAAATGCGTGACTCTTATCTTGAAATGCCAACAGAGGTTAGAGCAAGAACTACGGCTGTTAGAAAAGCATTGATTGATAAAGGAATGCCTCAAAATAAACAATACACAAAAGAAGGTGTTCAAAAGGCTGTTCAAAACGGTAAATTAAATGATTTTAATTCCTACAAAGAATTAAAAGAATCGGGCCTTTCAGACGACCAAATCATATATCTTTTGAACAACCTTGCTCAAGCCCCGCAACGGCAGGCTCAATATCAGGCACTACAAAGAATGGCTTAACCTATGCCCAAACACGCCTCCCTTCCCTTCCATTTCTACGTGAACGTCAATAACGCATTCCTTGGCCCCGATATGCCGGAGGGCGTTACGAAGGGAATATGGCATGGGGTGTATTGCCGGGAGTACCAAGTGCTTTCCTGCCACGTTTTCCTTGAGAGCGGGGCGCATTGGAGCGGGCTGCCGTTACACGCCATTTCCTGTACGGATGATTTCCGTCACGAATACGAGGCTCTGATGCCTTGGTGCGGAATGGGAGAGGAAATAGAGGCTGTTTATATGCCGTTCCTTGAGGGCTTGGAGGCAAGGCCAATGATTGATATCCCCGGAAACCCCAAAGGAAGGCACACAGGAATTATAATTGACTGGAAGGACGGCTATTCCCGCTATCCTGCTGAACACAAGCCCCTCTCACTCATTGCCCTTGAAACGGGACAGTTTGCTTTATCGCCCAATAATTATTTGACGTACAAGGAGAAACACTTCGTCAATGAGAAGGCAAAGGAGAACATGAAGCATTACAGGAGGGGAGAAGAAGTGTATTGGGAGAAATAGAATTATATTTGCGTTATGGCACAGAATAATGACGGACCAGGAAAACGCTTAAAGCAAGAACAGGCAAAGAACACGCTTTATGTGAACAATCATAATGACCCAAAAATGTTTGCATATAAAAAGGCTATAGATTTATATGAAAAACAAAAGAAGGTTTATGATAGTGAGACTCCTAAAGGTATAAGCTATGATGAACTTCTCAAAACAAAACCATCTTTCGATATGGCTGCGGGAGAACCGGAGTATGGCTATACAGAAAGTGGCAAACCTATTTATGCTCGTAAAAAGCCAGAAATAAAAATAGTTTTTCGCAAAGAAACATCGGAACCAATTAAGCCAAAACAAGCCACAATCAATTTTCCGAAACCGGAGGAAATTGTGGCCCCTGTAATGCGTCCTGTGAGCGTTCCTGATGTCCCTATAGAAGAGCCTGTTATTGAAAAGCCAATAGAAACGGAAAAACGTGAGGTTTTCTACAGGAACAACAAAGGGCAACGGAAGCCACCAAAAGCCGTGATGCCCTCAAGGCAGGGGGGATGGGGCAATCAGCCGTTGCTTATGAAGCTCTTCCCAAAACTTTACGAGAAATAATTTTGCGAATGTGAAATAAGTATTCGTATCTTTGCAGAGCCGAAAGGCCAGAGAGTAGCGGCTCTGAGTTGAAAGATTTTAATTGCCTTTGTAAGCCGAGTAGGGTCCGCTACCCCGAAAGGCTTGCAGAGGCTTTTTTCATTTATGGCACTTATAAAAATCCAGAGATTCTTTGGCGCAGTTCCAAACGAACTTCTGAACAATCCAGACATTTCGTTCAAAGCAAAGGGCTTGTACGCCTATCTTAACAGTAAGCCTGATAACTGGGACTTCAGTGTGGAAGGTATATCCGCACAAGTTAAGGAAGGCATTGATTCTGTCAGGGCAGGTATTCACGAACTTGAGAAATTTGGGTATCTAAAAAGGGTAAAGTACCAAAACGAGAAAGGGTATTGGGAGATAGATTATATGCTTTTTGAGTCTCCCGTGCAGGATGAAGCCTACCTCGGAAAATCCAACGAAGGAGAACACCCCAAACAATATAAGAAAGAAGATACAAAGAAAGAATATACAAATAATAATACAGGGGGTGATTTAAATTCTTCTTCTCATATAAACAAAGTGACGGACAAGCCGGACGAAATGAAGAAGGGGGGCGGCGGCGGCGGCCCGGCGGTGGCCAAGTCTGATATAGAAAAAGCCAAGGACTATCTAAAAGAATCGATGCTTTCTTACAAAGACAAGTATAGCCGTGAAATGTTAAACGAGTTCTTTCTGTATTGGACAGAGGGCTCTCAGAAAAATAACAAGATTCGCTATCAAGACGAGAAGTTTTTTGATGTAGGCAGAAGGCTTGCCACATGGGCTAACAACAATAAAAAGAAATTCGGTGAGCAAACATCCCCTTCCAAACCAATGCACAACGTAAAATTCAATATACAATGAACATTCTACATGACGAAGCCCTTGAGGCGAAGTTGCTCGGCTCAATGATGATTAGTGCTGAGGATTGCATGATGGCCTTGTCCGCCATTAGCACAAACGAAATTTTCTATGACTATCAGCACAGGGCAATATTTGATGCCATCCGCCGCCTTTCGGAGAACGAAACTAAGATGGATGCTTCTGCCATTGTCCATGACCTAAAGGCAAACGCCACATACGAATCAGCGGGAGGCATGAAGAAGCTGGGTAGCATTTTGTCTTCCGGCTCTGGACTTGGTCATTCCGAGGTACACGCCCGCATCCTGATTGAAATGTACATCCGCAGAAAGGCCATTGAGTTTGGTCAGGAGCTTATAGCCAAGGCTTCTCAAGGGGAGGTGGATGTATTCTCACAGATAGCTTCCATACAAACCCAAACAGAAAAACTCATAGAAACGTCCGTGGGCGGCTCGGAGGAGTCGTTTGATGTCATCGTATCAGACACAGAGAGAAAGTGGCTGAGAGGGGCCTCTAATGGCCTCAGCGGGCATCCTACAGGAATAGAAGAACTTGATAGGATGTGTGGCGGCTTAACACCGGGGGAATTAACAATAGTGGGGGCCAGGCCAGGACAGGGCAAAACAGCATTGGTTGTCAGCCTGATACGCAATCTTTCACAGCAAAACATCCCTTGCGGAATCTTTTCTCTTGAAATGAGCCGTCACGAGCTTGCTCAGAGGCTTGCTTCTCAGGAGAGCCAAGTGGCCGCTTTTAAGATAAAAGGGGGAATGCTTACAGACCAGGAGAAGGAAATTTTACGTCAGGCAAGAAACAGAATGCAGAAGTGGAACATCCGCATATTTGATGAAGGGGAGATGAACTTGAGAAAGCTCAGGGCAAGAGCAACGGTGTGGCAGAAGCGTCACGGGATGCAAGTGTTGTTCGTGGATTATCTACAGCTTATGTCCGGCACAGACAGCAAGAGGCAGAACAGAGAGAACGAGATTAGTGAAATTAGTCGTGGCCTGAAGGTGTTGGCAAGAGAGCTAAACATTCCCGTTGTTGCTTTGAGTCAGCTCTCAAGAAGGGTGGAAGAAAGGGCCGACAAGATGCCCATGCTTTCCGACCTGAGAGAGTCTGGGGCTATTGAGCAAGATGCTGACGTTGTGTGGTTTCTAATGCGTCCTGCGTATTACAAGATGCAGGGGGACGTAGAGATAAACGGCAACAGATACGACCTGAATGATGTTTGTATTATAGACCAAGCCAAGATGCGTTCGGGCAACACTGGGCAGATTCCTACAAAATTTGATGGACCTTTAATGAGAATGAGAACCTATGATAGACCTTTTAATCAATTTTGACAAGGAGGAGGACAAGAAGAAATTCTTCTCCATCCTCAAAGTGCTCAAGGGAGAACACGCTGTTGCCATCAAGAAGAAACGGGCACAGCGTTCTGGAAGCCAAAATCGCTACTATTGGTCTGTTGTAATAGCCTATCTATCAGAGGAATTAGGCTATACGAAAGAAGAGGTGCATCAACTTATGGGCAGGATGTTTCTCAAATACGTCAAAAGCGTATCTGACGGAACCGAGGAAATATTTGTTCGTTCCACCACCTCCCTGAGTACCGCCGAGATGACTGAATATATCGAATCAATTCGCACCTTTGCGCTATCAGACCTTGGAATTTACATCCCAGACCCAAATGAAATCATCTACGAAAAGTAGTAGCAAACCAAAAAGAGTGGTGGCTCCCCGTGTTGAACGGACGAGAAACGGAGGCACAGAGAGTCAGTCAATGCACATGGGAAAGATACGCTCTGCTTTACGAAACCTTTCCCGTTGGTGGAAGCCTTTTGCTATAGCCTTAAAGAACGCCTCTCACACCTCCTATGTTGGCAGGGCGAAACGTGTGCTATACCTATGCGTCTCCTGCAATAAGCTACACGGAAGGAAAAACGTAGAAGTGAATCACATGATTCCACTTGGAAGCCTCAAGACATACCAAGACCTCCCAGGCTTCTGCGAAAGGCTTTTCGTGGAGGACATTAGCAAGCTGGAGGTGCTGTGCAAAGAATGTCACAAGGAGGAAACAGCAAAGCAAAGAGAAGAACGTAAACTAATTTAATAAAATGGCCGACATCACAAAATGCTACGGGTTAGAATGCCCATTAAAGCCCACTTGCCATCGCTACACAGCACAACCAAGCGAATACTCGCAAGCCTTCATTGAGCCTCCCTTTGAAATCACAGAGGACGGACAAATTGTGTGTAAAATGTATTGGGGAGACGAGCAGCAGAACCTCATGGACCACATTATTTCCATCACGCTGGGAAAAGAAAAATAGGCATTTGTTTTGTTTGTGAAAGAAACAGCCTACATTTGTGCGCTGTATGGAAAAGCAAATAAAACAAGTGCAGGCTTTTTACGAAGCCTTTAATATGCCTCTTCCGGAAACTATGCGTTTTTTGCATAAGGAAAGGGCTTTGTTGCGCCACAAGCTCATTCAGGAGGAAGTGGGGGAGCTTCTTGATGCCTCTATGTCCTCACAAGGAATGCTTGTGGATGTGGCCGATGCCATTACAGACTGCTTCTACATTTTGATTGGAACGGCCCTTGAATACGGCATTGCCGATAAACTTCCCGCCCTATTCGATGAAGTTCATAGTAGCAATATGAGCAAACTCGGAGAGGACGGGAAACCCATTTACAGGGAGGATGGGAAAGTGATGAAGGGACCGAATTATAAAAAACCTAATTTAAAATCAATAGTATATGGAGGACAATAAGAATATTCTGAAAGTGACAATGATTGAAAGCCGTGTTCTTGTCCTTCCCGACAAGGCCGCTGATTTTTATGACGAAAAAGGAACGCTCATCATCCCTGACATCGCAAAGGAATCCCCTCCGCAGGGAGAAGTGGTTGCCATTGGCGAAAAGGTGGAAGTGGTGAAGGTGGGCGACAAGGTGTTGTACACAAGAGGAGCTGGCACAAGAGCCGAGTTTAACAGAACGGAATACCTCATTATGAGGGAATACGAAATCCACTGCATTCTGTAATGGCATTTGTAACCAAATATTCTCCAAGCCTCACGCCAATAAGGGAATACCTTGTGGCTATTGACGGCATCTATCAGGACACGATGGAATACGGCACATTGCTTCTACACAGGCCATCCAATATATACAACGAGACGGGTGGCTTGTGCGAAGAAGGGGTGGTCGTTAAGGCTCCGTTAAAAGATGGCTTACAGGAGGACATTGTGGGCAAACGTGTTAGATTTTGGTTCTCTGAAGCCCATGCCACATACAAGGGCAATATGCCCAAAATAGATGAGCATCTTATGGTGGCTCCCAAAAGCATCATAAGCATTGAGGACAGAGAGGTGAATGACCACATCCTTTGCAAGCCCATAGAGACGGCAAGGAGCGCATCGGGCCTCATCATCCCCAACATTGAACTTGTCAGCTTTGACACGCTCCAAAAGCCTCAGCAGAACATCCGTGAGTTTTATACTGACAAGGGAGTGGTAATTGGCAAGAACGAGCATTTCCCTGAAGGAACGGTGCTTTTTTGGGGAGATGAAAGCAATGTTCGTATAGGATGGAACGGCAATTTCCTTGTTAGAAAGAGAATGGTGATGGCAAGTGGACCAGATGCTAAAACTCTCACGTATATAAAGAAGAAGGTGAGAATGGCGTAATGGCGAGGAAGAAGAAAATAGAAGTGCCTTTGTTTGAAAAGAAAGGGAGAAGAGGAAGGCCAATTAAATATGACTTCTCTTCTTTCAGGAAGCAAAGCACCTCCTATTTATTGCTTCAGGGAATAGGACAAAAAGAATACGATTCTCTTCGTTCTACGTTTGCCCGGTGGAGGCGTATTCAGAACATACAAGGACGATTCCGTTACGACTTTTTGGACAATGGAATAGCTATTTGGAGACAATGAATGAGAACTATTTTATTTCATACACAAAGCACAGGAGAGGAAGAATCCGATTCTACCAGTTTTGGGAGTTCCTTGAATCTGGCATCCAATGGTATGAATACGCCACAATCAAAGAATTGAGCAAATCATGGCAAATCACACGAAAGCTACTCAAGACACGTTCACGCCCAAAAGCCCAAATGGGAATAAAGAATGGGAAGGAGGGGATGTATGTATTCCGGCAGCCAAGGATTTATGGCGAAGAGTCTTTAACCGCCACCTTAAATGCTACGAAATTTACGTCAGGGGAACAAACATACTTGTAGCCACAGGAATCGGAAACACGGGGGATAGCTTCTTAATAGGCGCACTCCCTGCTATAATCACAACATTTATTCAAATCACAAAGCAAATAGAAGATGGCGAAGTCAATGAAGAAACATACAGAAATGCCCTCAACCTCATCCACGGATTTAAACATAACATCAGAAAAGGAGAGAACGTGGATAGAGGCGGTGTATTCGGACTCAATTCCATTGAGCTTGACCTGGAAGGGCAGGGTGGAGGAAGTTACAAGGAGATTGGGCTATGGGATTAGTACTAACGCCTTACGTTACGGGAGCCAACTCTATTTCGTTCACAACATAAAGGCCGAAGCCTATTGGAGTATGGTGGTGATGTATCACAACGTATGCGATTCCATCCGCACTCCGGAAGCCCCCACAGAAGGAAAGGCATCAAACGAAAACTCTTCCTATAAGGTGAAGATAGAGAATAGCCTTAAATTGAAGCCCGTAATGGACGAGATAAAAAGACTCGCAGAGGATTTGTTTAAGAAGAACGATGTGGCCGAGGCTGACTTCAACGCAGGGAAGCTGGAAAGTGATTTTGGGGAAGGAGCATTGGAGGCCGCACTAAGAGAAGTGAACAACAATGAAGGTGATAATAAAATCTCCAAAAAAAGAAAAGCGGCCAAGGAAGCCTAAGCGGGAGGAATACATATTCCGAAGCCGAAAGTTATGGGAAACGCCCCTTGGACACCTTGCGGTGATACAGAAGGAACAGTTTGTTGCCTTCACACATATAGAGTTTAAAAAGTATTTACGCAGGATGTTTAGGGGGTGCTTCACGCTTTTTGCACAAACAAAAACAACTTGGATAGTAAAAAGAATATATGCCTCAAAAGAAACTCAGGAAAATGATACGCCTCGCAGAAGGTACTATTATCTACCTAAAAGGGCATCAAGTGATAATACGCTATGAGGTGGAAAGGATTGACGAGAATGGGCATTGCCACCTTGCCCAACACGGGGAGGTGAAGAAACGCTTTGTCTATCCTGCCCAATCGTATGCCCTTGGAGAGCCGTTGTTTCGGCATGGCCTTCGTGCCTACGCTCCTTCCTCGCTCCTTGAACGGGATTGGGAAGCGTTTGAATCACGGAAGAAACTTATGGGCTTGTTTAGAAGGCTTGAAAGAATAGGAACAAGGCTCCCTAAATTGCAAAGCAGCACAAAAATGCTAAATTGCATAAGCATTGTGGATGAGTTTATTGGAAAGATGCAGGAAGCGCTGAGGAAGCAAAAGAAATGAAAGAGGGAATGAGGATGGAGAAGGGAATGGTGATGGAGCGCATTTGGTCGCTTGATTGTAAAACTCCGCCCATTCCTCAAGACTTAACAACAGTTCCAGGCTATGGCAACCCCAAGGCCAAGTTTACAAGAACGCCCATCCCCGAATACATGAACATCGAAAAGAGCCAAATCCAAACGGACGGCTCAATTCGTTACACGCCCCTCCAGCAGCAGTTTATCAAGGAGGAAGTAAAGAAGATATTTCATTTAGGCCATTGGGTTTACATAAGAGGAAACTTGACATGGCTCACGCCTTGGATGTACTTCGGCCTGAACTATTGGAAGCCCTCTGTGGAAACCAATGACGGCTTTCTTGAATACAGAGACAGGCAACGCAAAATCCTTCATTTCTGTTGGAACATCCATCAGCACCACAAGGAACTTGGCGTTATTTATTTGAAGGGCCGTCAGGAAGGACTTTCTACATGGGGCCACCTGATAATGTTCTGGCTTGCCATCCGTGCTGAGAGGCAGAACATAGGACTTTCTTCCTCTGACCAGAAACTTGCTGATGAGAACTTTGACGAGCTGATAAGTAAGCCCGTTAATGCCCTTCCGATATGGCTCATTCCTGTACACAGGATGAACAAGAACGAACTCTTGCTTGTTGAGCCACCGGAACGCCAATCGAAAACTAAGAAAACTGCCAGCGTTTCCAAATCACTCGGAGGTTCCATCAGGCTTCGTGCATTGACAAAACGAGGATGGGATGGTAAGCGTTTGAATGGCCTCTTTGCCGATGAAGGCGGTAAGTGGGTGCAGGTGCAAATCAGTAAGTGGTGGAGTAAGCAGGTGAGAGCCCTGATGGTGAATGGCCGCAAGAGGGGCTTTGCGTTCTTCCCTACAACAACGGAAGAAGGCGACCAAGGAGGAGCTGAGTTTCAGCGTTTCTATTCGCAGGCCGACATTGACACACGGCAGAACGGCAAATATCCCACCACGACAAACAAACTTGTAAACCTTTTCCTCCCCGCCTACATGGGGCTTCCGGGATGGACAGATGCCTATGGGAACGACATTGTGGACCTTCCCGATGATGAGCAGTGGGAGTGGATGCTCAAGAATGGCCACGATGAGAGAATAGGGGCGAAGGAGAAGCTAATGCGTGACCGCCAGCAGCTTCTTGACGCAGGGCTTGACGACCTCTACGCAGAGGAAATGAGGCAGAACCCATTCACGCCTTCTGATGCCTTCAATAGCCTCAATGAGAATTGTCCATTTGATGTCACCATCCTGCAAGCCCTGAAACGCACGGCAGACACACAGGAGGTGCAGAACAGAATCAGGAGAGGGTATTTCTATTGGCTTGACGTGAGGGAACGCAGCATTGTGGGATGGAGGGAGGATGCCAATGGGCCATTTGAACGTACATGGGAACCGCCGCCAAACCTTATAAACAAGACGCAAACCAGAAGGGGTATCAAAGCCCCGGCAAACGTCAAGCTGGGCGCATTTGGTGTTGACCCCTATCTGAAGGCAAGCACAAAGAAGAAAGGTTCTAAAATGGCCGTTACAGGAAAGCTGTATTACAATCGCTATCACGAAGAGCAGAACAAAAAGGAACGTGACACAACGGGCCGTGATATGCCAGGATATTTTCCAACGCCTGCCATATTCCTTTCCTTTGCCAACAGAAGCCCGGATAGCCATTACGACATGGAACAGCTTATGATGGCTGCCATATATTATTCCATGCCAATTGTGATTGAGAATAACGCCTCCATTGCTGTGGAGAACTTCTTTAACGCAAGGGGCTACGGAGGCTTCCTGTTGCGTGAGGCTGAAATCCTGAATGAAACATCCCCGACACAAGTGCAATGGGACACCACGGGAATCCACACAGGAGTGGAGGGAGCGGGAAGTGATGTTGTCCGTAGAGGAGCAACGTATTTTAATGACTTCCTAAGAGGGGACAGTTTGTTCCTTGGCGACCACGCTTACAAAATAGCGGAAGAGCCAATACGCTATCCGTTCCTGACAAGCATAAACGACAATATGCAGTTTGACATTACGGACAGAACCAAGAGTGATGCCACGATGTCAATAATAATGGTGCATTTCTACGAGTATAACGCAAACGAATACGACAACCCGCTTGCATACAGCAGCGCCCCTCAGAGTGATGTAAAGAGGCTTTTCCCCAAAGGAATGTTTCTGAGAAGAGTGAGGGTTTGAAATTTTTTTTAGGATGCCCCAAAGATTTCGTAATTTTGGGCTTCACACTTAAAACATTTTCTCAATGGCACTT